AAGATTTGGGAAAAAATCAAAAGTTGGTTTTGGACTAAAGACTAATGGATTTAGCAGCATTATTAAAAAAGAATTTTGTATTAGTTCCGGTGGTAGCTTCAGTGCTAGTCGGAACATTTACAGGTGTTAAATATGTTGTAAATTTAACAGATACAATTAACGCAAACAAAGCAGAAATAGAAAAAATTCAAACAGTTGATCTTGTAAACATACAAAGAGATATGAAAGTATTAACTGATGGTGTTAATACTGTAATTGCAAAATTAGAAAGAGCAGAAGGAACATGGGAAATGGCAGAAAATTTATATGAAGTCTTAGCAGATAAAGTTAGACAGATGGAGTATGATATAAAAGATTTAAATAGAGAGATAAACTATTAGGATGAACTATGGAGAGTGCCAGGATGAATTATTATTTTACAGGAATTCTCATACTAATGCTTACAGCTTTAGCTTTCTGTGCTGGTCCTGCATATCCTAGAAACGAATATCTTAACGACGGTAATACTAGATGTGGTGAAGTAGATTTGTCTGTATCTAATCGTGATTACGA